AAATATAACTTTTATTTTACCTTGTAAAGTTTTTTATAAAACTCCACCTTATCTTGAATATTATGGGGGTCTTCTACAACATCTAATAATTCAAATTGGATATAATCTTTACCCCACTTATTATAATCGTTTTGTAGGTCTTTATTTAGGTGCCATCCTTTTCTTAATTGATAAAGGTTAGCCATCTTTGCGATGTCCATATTAAAACTCTCGTTAATATAAATAGTATCAGTAAAAATACAGTATGTTTTATAAATATATGATTTCATATACTTGCCGAATCCTAAATAATAGTCATCTAAAATCTCGCGTAATCTAATTTCTTTTTCCATATCAATAAATATATCAATATTTTTCAAAAGTTAAATTATCTCAAATAATATTTTGATTTTATTAAAGGTTTCCCACCATCTGTATCATTAACTAAATAACCTTCACCTAAATCTTCTCTACCTAATATTTTAATATAGGACTTTTCAAGTTCAAACGCTATTTGTTCAGATAAATTTTGGTGAATAAGTTCCACTTTATACCCACATTTATTAACCACATTCTTCCAATCCTCACTTCTCTTAACCTTACTCCACGCTTGCTTATCTTTACCTACCCCAACGTAAAATACTTCGTCACATTTAAGATTAGTGTGAAAGTATATATAATAGTTATTTTCCATATTATTTTAATAATTTTCTATATTGTTCAAAATTATTTATTCTCGCTTGTGCTATTTTAAAATAATCCTCATCCATTTCCATTCCGATGAATTTAAAACCCTCCAAACAAGCAGATATACCCGAACTACCACTACCCATAAATGGGTCTAATACAACCCCTCCTTTGGGTGTAATTAATCTACACAAGTAAGTCATTAGATTAATTGGTTTAACGGTGGGGTGATTATTAGTATTAATACTTATATTTCGTTCTGTCTTACTTACTTTTGCTTGATAAAAAAAACGGGATGAATTACCACTTTGTTCATCTAATAATTTAGCCGCTTCTTCATCAAAAATTATATTACTAGGCCAACGACCATCTTGGCGATTATCATTTATATTGTGATTACCTATAATATTTGTATTATTCATATAAGTTTCTCTAACTTTACTATTTTTTTGTCTGTTAATACCATCACTATCATTTATAAAATTTTTTTTATCTTCATCATCACTAAATCCAATCCTACACCCATCTATATTAATACCACCCGTTGAATATTTAATTACATTCTCCGCAACTGTTTTTTCACTTAAAGGTTTTCTTGCTAAACAAATAGGTTCATTTGCGGGTTTAAGAGCAGTTCCCCAACCTTCGTAGTCACTATTACCTTTTGTATATTTTGGAGCACCAATATATTTATCATTATCATTATAAATTTTTAATTGTTGTGTTTCTCTTGGCTTACTACCATCTGGAAATACTTTATCAATAACTTCTCTCTCATTACCTAATAACTTATCAACCGACTTACCTATATTGTGTGACTTTGGGAAACCACTACCGTATATCCACTGAATTTGGTCTCTAATCTCAAACCCCGCATCCTCAATATTAACTACCATTCGGTGATAGGTTCTTGTCCCACCGAAACTTAATATGTGACCACCAGGTTTTAATACCCTATATACTTCTTTCCAAAATTCTACCGATGGAACTTGATAATCCCACTTTTTATTCATAAACGATAAACCATAATGAGGGTCAGTTACTACACTATCAACTGAATTATCAGGCATTTTTTTAAGTGACTCTATATTATCACCTAACATTAAATTTATATCTTCCATACTAATAAATATATGGACTTATATATAAAAAAAAAGCACCCTAGCGATAAGGTGCTTTTGTAATCTTCCGTCACTACAACGGTCCTAAAACCCCCAAACCTAGTTGGGGAATACTTTATACTAACAATCCTGCGATGATAGTTGAATCAACTTCTTTCGCTTGGTCAGGTTCTTCCGCAGTAAATGTTATCGTGTAACCATTTAAATCTGTTTTTGCTACACCCGAACCACCATCAAGTGCCGTCATTATACAACCTTGTTCTTCACCAAAATACCAATATAGTCCGTTTGAATCTTCAACAATAACTGATAACGTTTTTTGTCCCGCAGCCAATAGTTTAATTTTATTTCTTTTAGCAAATTCTCTACGAGGGATAACTAATGTAATTAACTGAGTGTAAAAAGTTGTTCCGTTCTCTAAACTGATAGTAGATGTTTCTTGGTATGATGATGTATTACGATTAAATTCAAAGTCGTAATATACAGTAACACCTGCTAAATCAATTGCGGTGATAACTTCATCAGCATCTTGTGTAGTTCCTGTAATATTAACGTAGTCGGTAATATAGATTTTTCTAATACCCCCGCTATTATTTTCACAACCTAACGATATACCACCAGTTAATAATTCTGATATACAAGCCATTTTATATTATATTTATTTTTTGATTTATTTTTAATAATGGGGGTAACTACTGCTACCCCCTTTTGTTGTTATTCGGTTATGGTCTGAAATATACGATTTCGTCTCCGTAGAAATAATCTACACCGAATTTAAAGTCACCTACTAATCTAAGTGTTGGTTGTCCTAATGTTCCCATCATTGAGATAACTAATACATCTGAAAAATCAGATTCTAAGTCAGTCAATAGGAACATATTAGATAGTGCCCCTGCTACGATAACGTTAGCCGGCATCCCTGGTGCTTCAACAATTTCTATTCCTAAGAAATCTAAAGTTTTTGCTCCTACGTAATACGCTTCTGCTGACGCTGCTGCTACTGCTTGTTTATATAATTTACAAGCCGCAACACCCATAAAGATTTTAAGGTCTTCTTTTGGAAATACTACTGTTGGGATTGCGTTATATACAGTTGTAATACCTGAGATAATGTTTGCTAGTGTTAATGCGAAACCTGTTGGTTTAACAACATCTGTGTCACCTGAGAATTTAAACAATAAACCATCACATACGTTGATTGGATATGTAGCCCCAGTTGTGTTACCTTGCCATACGATTGTTTCCAAGTCAGCAGATACTTTTCTTGCGGTTAGTTCCAATAGGTATTGTTCCATTGATTGAGGCATTACCTCACCGTTCATTGACCCTGCTCTAAGTTGTTGAGACAAATAGTTTGTTTCAAACGTTCTTGCGCAATATTCAAGATTAATTTTAATTGGACAAACCGTAAAAGATTTTTGTTCCAATGTTCCTTCACCACTTGATGAAAAACTACAGTCAGCGTCTTGTAGGATGTTACCCAAATCAAAACCTGCCAATTTAATTTTTGACTTTACGTTAGGAATAAGGGTCAATAACCCTTTTGAAGGCCCTGATAGTAAAGCCGCTGAGTAGAATCCTTCTGCGTCTCTACCTGTGAATGTTGTATTATCTACAAATGCCATTTTTTTTTATTTTAGTTTTTAGTTTATTTTAATAATAAATATTTTTTATTTTTATTGTGGTCAAAAAATATTTATTTTTTTGTAATTCTTTTAAATCTCTCTAATTTATTCTCCAACGATTCTCTATTTTTCTTAGTTGGTTCGTCAATTACTGTTTTTGATATACCACCAGGTAATTTAGAGAAAGCCTCTACTTGCTCTTTAAGTGTTTTAATGTCTTTCGCCATTTCAACCTCACCATTCATTTTAGCCTCTAATTCATCTATTCTTAACATTATCTGTGCGTGAATAGAATTCATCTCCGCAAATCTTGGGTCTAATATTAACATCACTTCTGATATAATAGCCGTTTGTTCTTCGGGTGTAATTGATAATGTTTCATCAGTTGATTCTTCTTCTACCTCAGCGGTAATTTCAGATACTTCTGTGATAATACCATTTTCAGTAGTGATTACTACGTTTAATTCAGGAACTGTATGTTCCCCATTAGGTGCGGGTGTTTGTTCTTCGTTTTCACCAATAACAAATACGGGTGCTCCGATTACAAATTCACCTTCTGTGATAACTCTTGTTCCGTTATCTAATACCGCTTCTTTAAAAGAAATAGATATTTTATCTAATTCTAACATCTGTTTTATTCTTTGAATAGTCGTCATTTTTTTTTAGGTTTTTTTTTAGTTGGTTTATACATAAGTATTTATTTTTTATTTTTGTTTATTTTTTTTCGTGTTAGATGATTATAGCAAACATTAATGTTGTATAAATTAATAAAACCCATTTTAAAATTACTTTCATCTTAATTATAAATTTAATTGTTTTAATTTATTCTCAGCCCATCTTCCCATCGGCTTACCACCCCATAATCCGAAACTAATACTAGCACAACTATTGGGGTCGTCTTGTTCATTAAAGTCAGGTTCAGCCCTTGA